GTGTATTTACCTAAATCCATATTAGGTTGTATTGACATGTACATCATTACAGCTTCATATAATTTTTCAGTAGATTTTGTTTTACAACTACAAGTTGATAGAGATAATTGAGATATTTTAAAATGTAAACACTTGTTAATATTGTATGTATTAGCAAAATAAGCCGTTGATTCATAGGCTATTTGATATGCATGGTCACTAACAAGTTGTATATTTTCATTTATTACAATAGTATCATTTGTATTAACTTGAAGTACTTCGTAAATTTCAAAATCACCTAAACCTGTAATATCTATTTTAACATATTTAGCATTTGTAAATTCATTATAATCTGGTACAGCTAAAATATTAGGAGCATCTCCTTGATTAATAATATCTGTTCCAGTAAACCAATTATAATAAATTGATTTATAAACAGCATCTACATAATTAACACCTATTAAAGTAGCTAAATCAAAAGATTGTGTTGTACCACCAGCTATTAATTGAGCATTAGTATTATTATAATTTGTAGAATATAACTCTTCTGTAATTACAGGTGTAGTAGAACCAGTATAAGTTAAAGTACCATTATAGTTTAATATACTATAATTAGAAGTTAAAATATCTCCTATTTCTCTTAGACCTGCAGGAGTTTGACCTGCACCGTAACCTCCAGGGTTTAATGTACCAAATACACCAGTAGTTTCCGTTAAGGTTAAATACTGAGTTGATTGATTTGGAACCGATTTATGTTTAGATATTAATGCCATTAGATTAGTTGTATACTCTAATTTCGATTGGGGTCATAATTAATAAATCATCTACTGTTGTTTCTCCATTTGCTGAAATTATAAGCATTTCACTTACATTTATAAATTGCAATCCGTTTTTTTGATTAGTGTCAGAATTTGAAATATTTAAAAAAGAATAATATGTTTTAAATTGTGTAAATAACTCATTAGAGTTAACACTATAACTACCAACACCACTATACGTAAACCAAATATCACCAATTGTATTCTCTAATACTGTTACTATTGGAGCACCTAGGTTGTAACCAAGTACAGCCCATCCTTCATCAATATTACCCCAACTTGCAGGTGTTGTTCCTGTAGCAACAAATTTTGTTCCTATATTATTGTTTGGAGCACCAACATTAGTAAAATCTGCCAAATTAGGAGAGTTATCAATAATCTCATAAGTAACACCAATAGTTAACGGTATTGCTTCATCTCCATTTATTTCTAAAGGTTCATCAGCACCAATCTGTGACACTAATGCAGTATACACTTTGTAACTTGGTTCAGGTGCCATTAAAGTTTTAAAATCTTCTAGATTCATTGTAGTTTCATTAGTACCTACAACTAATTTTATAAGTGCATCCCTAAGATTAGGAAGTGTCTTTTCAATAAAGTTACCAAATATTGTGTTCATGTTTCAAATATACGATTTAATTATAAAACAAAAAAGGGTAAGATTTCTCTTACCCTTTAATTTATTAATTAGATTAATTATTACCAGTTTGCACTAGATAAAATTGTTGCTAAAGTAGCAAATTGATTTCCTGTAGAAGCGTAAGGAACAGCAATAATTGCGTCTAAAGTTTCACCTGCTTTGTAACCTTGAGCAGTGTAGTCAGTAACACTAGTACCATATTGTAAACCAATAGTATCATAAGTACCACCACTTACAGAATAAAGAGGGAAATTATCTGGTAAGAAAATACGGTTGATAAATCCTCCGTAACCAGCAGCAGTTAATTCCTTTTTAAAGATCTGTGGGTAAGTACCATTACCTTCAGTGTAAACACCAGATGTAGGATTACCTGTAGAAGATGTGTAATCTTTAGCTACAATTTGGTTATTTTGAACAGGAGTTCCTGACAAATTAGAACTGCAACTAACATTCATAATCTTATTAGGCATTGGCTCTAATACATTTGAACCATTAAATGTGTTACCATATTCAGTTACACGAATACCACAATTAGAACTACCTACAGTAGCAACAAAAGCGGTAGCTAAACTTGCAATTGAAGCACCTACAGCAATTTCAGAATTTACATAAGCTGAATCTAAAGTTACAGTTGTACCACTAACAGCAAGTACTTTGTAAAGTGCAATTGTTGTTGGAGTCATAGAACTACCAAAACGTAAATAAACACCTGGTGCAACACTAGTTGAAGACGCTGATAAAATAACAGTTGTAGAACCGTTAGTTACAGTTGCAGTTGGAGTTGAAACTAAAGGAGCTGTAGAAACAGTACTTAAAATTTCAGCAAATGCAAAACGTTGAGCTGGCATTACATCATTGTTTGATAACAACATTTGGCTGTTTACATCTTTTACAATAGCTTCAACAATTGCAATTGGAGTAGCAGCTGCTGCAGTTTGGAAGAAAGGTGTAGAACCAACAGTTGGGAAAGGTGGGTTACCGTAAGTTAAGTTTTGTACTTTAAAATCATAAGTACCAGCAGCACCTGAAACTACATTGTAAGCAGCAGTAACACCATCATAACCAGCTACAAACACATTAGGTTTAGGGGCTAGGTAAGTAGTATTTAAATAAGCTCTTTTTTCTTTAGGTTGGATAGTAAACATTTTTACATTTTTACCAGCAGGGGTACCTTGAGCAATTACTATTGGAAGTAAAGCTTGAGCTGCACTGATAGCATCATCAATTAAAGAATAAGTTCCATCAGCAGCTACAGAGAAAACTCCGATTTGCCCAGCTGTTAATTGGCTAGGATTAGTAGCGGTTGTTGTGTACGGTACATTTGTACCGATTAAAACATTTTTAAGCATGTTTGTTTTTGTTTTTTATTTGTTATTATTAATTAAAAATTTATTCATTAGTTTGCTCTACTTGGTTTGAAGTTTGTATTCTCTGAGCATTAGCTTCAAAGTTTTCAAGCAATAAGTTAACTGCATCTCTAACAATTTCTGCATGTGTTTCTTCTGAAAGTTCACATGTTTGATTTTGTTGTAGGTTGATTAACTTTGGTTTACGAATATACGATATAGCTATTTCTTTTACAATAAATTCTGTTGGTTTAAAAAATACGTCTATATTATTATCGTGAATAATACATAAAGGTCCATCTGCAACAGATGTTTTATTAAAAGGATCTTGTTGTACAATGTATACGTCATCTTGTTGTATAAATCTATTAGGTACTACTAAATCATTTCCTCCAGTACCAGTAAAATATGTATATGTTTTAACAGCTGTGTTAAAAGTTGTTGAAGCTTCACTTAAAGCAACCTCTACATTTCCAGTACTAGTTTTAACACCAACTATGTCAGCAGTTAAATTTTTAAAAGTACTGTAAAAAGTCCAACCGGTTATATCTGCAGCATTTAATTGATTAATTAAATATTCAATTAAAGCACTTCTATCTTCATTAGTGTACTCAGATAATATTGGTTGGTTACTAGCATTTATAATATTACTACCATCTACATAAATAACTAATGCGTTATAAGTAGTAGGAGTTGATGGTATACTAATTAATGCTACGTTAAAAGATTCTACAGCAGTAGATTGTGTAATTGCACCACAATCATTATAATAAACTTTACTTCTATTAGAAGCTAAGAACAAATAATCATCTGGAAAGTAAAATGTACCTTTAGTGGTATAATCAAAATCCGTTGAAGGAAGTTGGTATACTTTATCATAATAATTAGGTACCACTAGTTTACGTAAATCATCAATACGTTTTTGACTCATTTCAAATCCTAATTGTTTAGCATTTGAACGTGGAGAATAACGTTGTTTAATAAAACGTTCTTGTGCCCTATTTAAAAAGTAATCTTTTTCCTGTGGTAATATAATATCATATAGATTGGAGTTGACTTTATTCAACTCCAAATCTATAGCAATATGTAAATCTTGTACGGTCATTAATTAGTTTTTTCTTTTTTTGGTTTTAACGCTTTGGTTGTTAAAGGACTTCCAAACTGATCAAGTCTAGCTTTTAATACTGCATAGTCTTGAGAGTTGTTACCATCTTTTAAGAAAGCAATTGTACCATCTAATGATCCTAGGTTTTCAGTACCGTTTAAATACTTATTACCTTCTTTCATTAATACACCTGCTTCAACCATAGAAGCTATTTCAGCTTTGTAAATCAAATCTTTATCATTCATTACTTCTAGGAAGTAAGAAGGATCTTTTTGAATTACTTCAGCTATTTTTAATTTCTTTTTATCAACACTAAGTTTAGTTAACTCTGATAAAGAACCTAAATCAGTAAACTTAGATATAACTGTTCTAAGTACCCAATCCATTTTATCTTCATCTTCATCTAACTTAGCAAACTCAACGTAAGCTTTAGAAGTTACTTCAAGTTTAGCACCTTTAGCAATGTTTTCAGATTCTGGATCTTCAAAGTAAAACTGAAGATGTTCAGCACCTACACACTCTTCTTTGCTTTTAGCTGTCCAAGGATGTTGTTTAGAAAACTGATATTTTAAATAGTCTTCAATGTTAACTGGATTACCAGCTGAATCTAATCCTATTTCCAAATCTACACCATCAGGTTTAACTTTAATAGTTAAATTTTTATAATGGTGTGTAACAGCACTTCTAAATCCTGGGTCAGTTACTTTTAATCCTACAATTTCTGGCATCCATTTGTCTTCTTCCTCATAGGTAAAAGGTCTTGAAGGATTACCATTACTGTCATTGTACCCACCTAAATTACAAATTTTCTCGTCTTTAAGTTCTGTGGGTAAACCAAACCTTACGATTTCTTTTCTTCTCAATTTAATTTTTCTACTTATCATATTCTTTGTTTTAAAGTTGTCGGGGGCAGGGAATCGAACCCCATCTGTAATACTTTGTACTCTGTGCTGCCATTGAACACTACAACCCGATATAAGTAGGGGATTTTACTCCCCTACTTTTTTATTTTATAATCCAGCTACACACTGTAAGTCAATTGAAGTATTGAAACGTCTCAACACAACTTGACCTGTTTTCATCATATGTAATGAACTAGCATCTTTATCAGTTGCAACAACATCGTTACCTGATAAGTTTTGGCTAACCTCGTTCATACCTTTTACCATAGCACGTACCATAGAACGACCTTTTTTACTGATCATCATTAAGTTAGAAGCACCATCATAAACTGAAGTATCAACAAAAGTCATACGATAAGACTCTAGAGGTAAACCAGTTTTAGGGTGGAATAAACCTTTAGAAGCAGGACCATCATCATATAGACGATTAGTTACTACATTAACAGTGTAACCATCAACGTGTTGATAAGTATCGAAGTAACCACCTAATTTTAAGTTGTATCCTCCACCACTTACGAAACGGTTGTCAGTTAACTTGATGTAACCAGCACCTAACAATTCAGCTTTCATTGCTTGATCAAATGCATCACGTCCACCTGTACCAGTAAACAATGTGATTTGTTTGTTTTGAGCATCACTCATACCAAAGAAAGTATCACGAATTGTTTGTTTGATTTTCTCAGCAGTTAATTCAGAATAAGTATCTTTATTAACAACTTGTTCTAACAAACCAGAACCACGATAAATTGGGTTACCTTCTTCGTCACGTTCATTGATTTGACCGTTCATATCACGGTTTGATTTTGAATACCAGTAGTTAGATTCACACTCTCTACGGAAACTCAAGTTATGTTGCCATTCTTCAAATGACCACCATAATTGTTTAGTTCCTCCACCTTTGGTACCTAATTCAACACCTTTAGCTCCACGGTATTTAACGTTACCTTCCCAAGCATAAGACTTACGAATAGTTGAAACGTCACCACGAACTTTAAAAGGAGCAGTTGAAGTAGACTCAGATCCACGTGATCCAAAACTAGCAGCAGCATACCAACCTAATGAGTATAAAGCACCAGCACCTAGTTCACTTGCAGGAATAAATTCACTTGTAGATTTAGCACCAGCAATTTTTACTTTATATTGCCATTGTGAACCTGTGTTTTTACGATCTGTAATAACTAATTGGTAACCTCTAGGAGAGATAATAGTGTATTTGTTAGGGAATAGACCTTCGTTGAAAGTCATTAAAAATTCACCAAATCCAATACCAGCGTTAACCATAGTAACTGCAGCTGCCAAAGGAACTGCTTTAAAAATACGACCTACTACATCATATTCGTATTCGTCTCCTTCAATTTCCATTGTAGAACGCATACCTTCTGATAAGTAATGAAGAGGGAAACGGTTATCCTCGTTACCCATTAAATAGGTAAGTACCGGAGTGATTTTTTCTGGTTGAAGCATCAACTGACGAGCTAAAGAAGCGTCATTAGTTTTCATGCTTTCATTCCAGGTTTGAGCTGTGATAATTCTAGCCATGTTTATTTATTATTTATTTTTAAGTTTAGTTTTCCATGTTATCCCAATCAATACTATCATTTGCAACACCATTTGTAGCATTTCCTCCTTTTAATTTAGAAGTACCACTCTTCAACTTATCACGTAAACCATTGGCTTTTTGTGTTTGAGCTGCGGCAGATATGTATTTATTTAGGTTAAATTTATTTTTAACAGCAATAGCCAATTCTACACGTTTAGAAGGATCTTTTAGAATTTCATTTAAGTCTTTCATAAAGGCACCTTGCACATCGTAATCAAAAATTGCTTTCTTTTCACTTACAGGAATACTAAAGTTGTTAACTTTACCATTATCAATAACTTGTTTTACATTACCAAAAAACCTTTGTGTATTTTGTTTTTTAACAATGTTAGCTTGTCTTTCTTCTTCTAACAAACCAGCCATTTCTTTTTCTTGAATAGCTGCTAATTTAGTTGAAGCTGTTTTAGCTTGTTTAGATAATGTACCTGCAATTTCCAAGTCGTCTATTGCTTCTTTTATTTCATCATCAGAATAATCCATCTTTCTATAAAATGTCCTCATTACTGATTTCTGAATATCTTCGTTTGTTAAATCCACAGATTTATAATCAATCTCTGGGTTAACAGTTGTAAAGAACGATTTTACTTTATCTTCAGTTGCGTCTTCACCCAACATTTGTAAGTAATCAAAAAAGTTAGATGCTACTGGTGGTAAGGCTTCTAGCCATCCGTTTAATTTTGCATCTGCAAATTCTTCAGCAGCTCTTTGTGTAAATTGTATTAAACCATCTTCTGAATCTTCAAACTCTTCATCTTCACCTAGTTCAATACCTAATTTATCAGCTATGCTTTTAATAAAATTGCTTTCACCAGAATCTTTATCTTCATCAGTATCGTCTTCTTCTTCTTCGTCATCTGTTGTGATTTCTTCAACAAAATCATTTTTTGCACTTCCCGTAGGTTCTTTCTTTGACGTATTGTCATCCTCAGCTCCTGTAGTTGTTGCATCTTTTTTAGGTCTGCCTCTTTGTTTTTTATTTTCAGGTTCAGCAGTTTCCTGTGGTGTTGTTGGTTCTGGATTAATAGGGTCAGCTATTCCTGTTCCAACTTCAGATGTATCTCCTAGAGTTACATCATCAAAATCTAAATCATCTAAATCACTCATATTCTTATGTTTTCGTTTGTAAAATTAGTATTTAATATCCATAGTATAAAATAGATGCTAAAAGTTATTTTTAACACCTATTTTATATTACACTTTATTTCTCTCCTTTTTGCTTATTTTCTTTAGCAACTCGGAAAGCCATGTCTGCTTTGTACTTCTCAGTAGCAGATCTACGTTGAGATTCTATTTCTTTTTGAGATAATTCTTGTTGTTTAAGTCCAATTTCTTGTTGCTTTAAACCTATCTCAGCAGCTTTAGATATGTCTGCAACATTAGTACCCTCATCTATAGCATAGGCTGTAAGTTCAGTTTTACGTAAATCCCATTCACCTTTTCTATCTATAAGTTCTAACTCACGTTGATGTTGCATGTTAGCATATTCTTCTTGTTGAGCAGCCAATTGTTGTTGTTGTTCACCTTGCATTTTTTGTGCTTGTTGAGCATATTCATCTTGTTTTTGTTCAGCATAAAGCATCTTAGCTTTAAGTTCTGTAAAACTATCTGAGTTAATTACATCAATAATCATAGATGGTTTGGCACCATTTTGAATAAAGTTTTGTAATTGACCTTCAAGCTGTTTACGTTTTTCAACTTGTTTACCGCTTAAAGCTACAAATATACCATACTCAGCTTCAGAATGTTCAATAGGATCTACATCCATGTAAACTATCTTACCACTATCTGGTAACACAAATGAAGTTTTCTTACCATCTATCCAAGCAAACTTTGAGTAGTCAAGTAATCCTTGATACTCTCTTTCTTTAAACTCATCAAATAATGTAAAGTAAATCTCAGTAATAAGTGAAGATTGTACTACAGATCTTTCTACACCACCAACAGTTTCAGATGTGTTAATCTGACCTTGTCTTTGTCTACTTACACCACATACTTCTTCCCATTCAGATTTAATAAACCTAAGTAGTTCTATATAAGATTGAATAGTAGAAGATGCCATTCTAAGTACAGATTGATGTGTAGAAGATTCTCTAAAACCTTCTTTGTTTCTATCTATAAATAAGATGTTAGTAGCATCACCGTACAATAACCACTCATCTAATGACATGTTTTTAGGTTTTAGATTTACATCTAACTGTATCATATCATCTTTCATCTTAGCCATAGCTAATTTAAGACGGTGCATTGTAGCATTATAAAGTACTTGATAAGGTACACCTAATATTACTAATGATATATTTCTAGAGTTAATAGCTGACAATACTCTACCGTTATAAGGTAGTTTACATTTAGCTAAGTTATCTAAAGAAGTTCTTTGTACAGGAATAGCACGTATTCTGAAGTACATATCTGTACCAATCAAATAACCTTCCCAAATTTCATTTACCCAATACCATTCTACTTCTTGCCCAGCTTCTTTAAGTGGTTTAAAAGTTTCTTCTACTTCAATAGATTGTTCTACACCGAACTCATCCATGAAGGTACAGATACCAACTTTCTTTTTACTTTTCCAAACAACGTGTTTAACTTCAACCAAACGATTGTAAACATTTTGAGGCCCAGTACGATCATAGAGATTAGGAGCACTAGCAGAGAATACGGTAGTATTGCTACCCAAAGTTTCAATTTTGTTAATAGCATCTTTAGTTTCTTGTTCTGTTTTACCTAAATCATCATAGAAAAATTCAACAATAGTTGAAGGATTCATGTACTTACGTCTAACTACCCATTCAGCATCTTCAATAAACTGGTTATCTGGATCTTTATCGTAGTCAATATCTAATACGTTAACTACCTCATAATAAGGTTCGTTGTTTTCAATAGTTTTATATGAGTAAACTTCACCGGATACTAACCAATGGAAAAACTCTAAGTGAAATTTTTCTTGTAATTTACAAT